AGAAGGTGGACGAGGCCTTCGAAGTGGCCAGCCGAGCCGGAATCATCGGCAATTTCGTTCGCTCCAAGCATCCCTATCGTGATCTGGTCCAATGGCACGAGAAAGCCCAAGCGTTCCAGAAGATCGGACCCGATCCGGAGGCTTACGCGAAGAAGTTGCGCGAGGATATCCGTGCGGAGGTGTTGGCTGAGTTGAAGGCCGGCAAAGGGCCAGCTGCGGCGCCCGTGCCACGGCTCCCCGGATCGCTCGCCGATGCCACGCAGGCCGGCGCGCAGGGGGCTCATCTGTCAGACGAGGCCATGATGGCAGGTGTTTTCGGCTCCGACCGCAAACGCCGCGCCTGACCCTCGCCTGATGATCCTCGCATAAGGTCATCGATCACATGGCTACCTCAACCGTCCTTTCCGGCTTGGAACTGACCAAGTGGCGGAAAGACTTCATCCGTGAGTACGTCCGCGATTCCGGGTTCGAGCCCTACATGGGCGACAGTCCGATGGACATCATCCACGTCGCCAACGACCTGAAGACCGACGGCTATACGATCCGCATTCCGCTGATCGGCCGTCTGAAGGGCGACGGCGTTTCCGGCAACACTCTTCTGTCGGGTGCTGAGGAATCCCTCGACCAATACTACCAGGACATCACCTGGGAGTTCTATCGTCATGCCGTGACGGCGACGAAGAAGGAGAAGAAGAAGTCGGCGACCGAGTTCATGGCCGCCGCGCGTCCTCTCCTCAAGGAATGGTCGTCGGAGAAGATCAAGTATCAGCTCATCGAGAGCTTCCACAAGATGTCGGGGGGCGAGAAGTTCTCGGCTGCCGATGCCACCGCGCGCAACCTGTTCTCGGCGAACAACGTCGATCGCATCCTGTACGGCGCCACGACGGCCAACTATTCGGCCACGCACGCCACCGGCCTGACGGCGATCGACAACACCGACGACAAGCTGACGCCGGCCATGGCCAGTTTGGCAAAGTTCATGGCCCGGCAGGCGCGCCCGCAGATCCGGCCGTTCAAGACCGGCACGCAGGGACGTGAGTTCTACGTCATGTTCTGCCATCCGCTCGGCTTCCGTGATCTGAAGAATAACTCGACGATGACGGCGGCCAACCGTGATGCTCGGCCGCGCGACGTCGATGCCAATCCGCTGTTCCAGGACGGCGACCTGATCTACGACGGCGTGATCTTCCGCGAGATCCCGGAGTTCTATCAGCCCCGCCAGGGCTCGACGGCCAATCCGGAGACGACGTTCTCGAACGGCACGATCATCTGTGGCGCGTCGTTCCTGTGCGGGGCTCAGGCGCTCGGCTACGTCAACAAGCAGGCCGCCTTGCCGACCTCCAAGAGCGAGGACGACTACGGCTTCGTCGACGGCGTCGGCATTGAGTTCGCCCACGGCATCGACAAGCTGCGCTGGAACAACAACACCTCCGGCGCGAACAACGGCAAGGACGTCGGCATCGTCACCGTTTATCACGCGGCCGTGGCCTAAGAGGAGATCGGACCAATGGCAGTTTACGAAACCTCGAAGTCAGCCACGTACGCGCCGTCATACGGCCCCGGCGTGGCACGACAGATGGTCGTCGATACGGCAATCGTGGCGCTGACCACGGCCATGATCGACAACGCCAACGACGATGTCGGTCTGCTGTGGCTTCCCAAGGGCGCCGTCATCCTGGGCATGACCTTCTCCATCACAGATGTCGACGAGGGCACGGCGTTCGTGATCGATATCGGCATCAGCGGCACGGAAGAGCTGCTGGTCGCCAACGCGACGACGGGTCAGGCCGCCGGCATCAACACGACGATGGCCGCAGCAGGCCACCTCTACAAGTGCACGGCACGCACTCAGCTGCGCGCTTACATCAGCACAGCCGCCGGCACGCCCGCTGCGGGCACTCTGAAGTTCCACATTACCTACTTCGTGGACGAAGAGTTCTCCACCACGGCGCTCGTCGCCGCCTGAGACGACTAGCTGCGGGGGCAATCCCCGCAGCTTCCCTCGGAGGATCACATGAAATTCCGCTATCTCGGCACTGAGCACGATCCGAGCACGACATTCATGGGCTTCGACTGGGTCAAGGGGCAGATCCACGACGTCACGGATCCGCATGCCATCAAGAAACTGTCCGGCAGCGTCCTGTTCGAGAAGGTCGAAGGTGACGCCAAGGATAAGGCGCCGAAGAAGCCGGCCGAGAAGGCCGCCTGATGGTCGCCCGCACCAAGGCCGCGCTCGCGACGGCAACGCTGCAGCTGCTGAAGGTCGTCGGTGCCGACGGGTCAACCGACTCGGCTGACAGCGCCTACGTCGAGGCGCGGTATGACGAACTGCGCGAAGAGTTGCAGGACAAGGGGCTGGCCTACTGGCCGAACACCACGCGCGTCGCGCAGGAAATCCCGGGCGTCGTGTTTCAGGCACTGACGATGATGCTCGCCGGACGGATTGCGGCGGCGTTCGGCAAGGATGAGCCGGCTGTGACCGATGACGATGGGCCTCCATTGCCGGCGAGCGCGAAAGGTTGGCGCGACATCAAGCGCCACATGGCCAAACGGACGGCGGGTGAAAGCGTCGTGTTCGTGGACTTCTGATGGCCGATCCCGTCCCGCTCGCCCTCGGTGTCCAATCCAACCCCGGCCGGTATCCGGAAGCAGGATCGGCACGCCTCATCAACGTGTTCATGGAGCCTGCCGGCGAAGAGGGGAAGGTGCCATCGCCGCTCTATCCGGTGCCGGGGCTCGCAGCGTTCGCATCCCTGCCAGGGGGGCGCATCCGGGCGATGCTCGTCGTCTCCAGCTGGCTCTACGTGGTGGCGGGCCGCATCCTGTTTCGGGTCGACCGCACCGGCAACTATCAGCTGATCGGTGGCATACCGACCGACGGCCTCGTCACCATGGCCCGCAACCGGGCCGAGCCGACGCAGATCGGCATCGTATCCGATGGCACCTACTGGCTCGTGGTCAATACGACGCTGACGGAACTGAGTGATGAGGACCTGCCGGCGCCTAACTCGATCGCCGTGCTGGACGGCTATTTCATCCTGCCCAGCTACAGCAGCCGCTGGTCGATCAGTGATGTCGACGATGGGGAGGAGATCGACGCGTTGGACTTCGCTAGCGCCGAGAGTCAGCCAGATCCCAACGTCCGCGTTGCGGTCCGCGAGAGCGAGCTGGTGATCTTCGGCGCGGGCAGCACGGAATGGTGGCGCAACACCGGCGGGGACGGATTCCCGTTCTCCCGCGTGCAGACCATGACGCTTGGATGTCTTTCTGCGGCGTCCGTTGCTGCGGTTGGACAGACCCTCGTGTGGGTCGCGAGCGACGGAACGGTCCGCCTGATGCAGGGCTACGACGGCAAGGTGATCTCGAGCGCGCCGTTGCAGCGCCTGATCGAGGCCGAGCCGGATAAGTCGGCGATCGAAGCTACGGCCTGGTCGCAGAATGGCGTGTGGTTCTATGCCGTCAGCGGCGCGGCATGGTCCTGGATCTACAACCTGTCAACGGGCCTCTGGCATGAGCGCCGATCATATGGGTCTCAGCGCTGGCTCGCCTCGCAGGTGATCAACTTCGCCGACATGGTGATCGTCGGAGGCGACGACGGCGAACTCTACGTCATGCGCGACACTGCGGACGACGAGGCGGGCGAGCCGCTGGTCTGCGAGATCGATACGCCGGTAGCGCACGGCTGGCCGCATGGGCTGACGATCAATGCGTTGCATCTGGACGTGCTGACGGGCCGGGGCCTGGTGCCAGGCGATGCCAGCGAGGACACGCTCGAGCCGCATCTGATGGTGTCAGTGAGCCGCGACGGTGGTTCGTCTTGGGGCACAGAACGCCAACTGTCGCTCGGCACACGGGGCAACCGCACCAAACGCGTCTCGTCCTATCGCTGGGGTGAGTTCAAGGGGGCGGGCGCTGTGTTCCGGATCTCCGCCTCTGCGGCGGTGGCGCGTGGGTTCTTCGCGGCGGCGATCGAAGCTGAAAAGCTGAGAGTGTGATGGCCCAGAAGATCGCGATTCCGAGCGCATCGACGCCGGTTCTCAACCCGGACGGAACCATGGCCCCAGTCTGGTATCGCGTTGAGCTCGCACTGGTGAGTGCCGTCGCAGAGATCACCACGCTTCAAGCGCGCATAGCGAGCCTCGAGCAGCAAATCGCAGACCTCACGGTACGCGTCACGGACTTGGAATAGGAGGGCCGTGTCATCGGATTTCTTTCTGACATGTTCGGCGGCAAGAGCGGCCAGAAGGCGGCGAATGAAGCCGCCGCAGCTCAGCGCGCGTCGAATGCTGCGGCCTATTCAGGCGCGCGTTCGGCTTCGGGTCAGGGCTATGGCCAGGCCGACAGCATTCTGTCCGGCTACGAAGCACCGGGGCGCGAGGCTTATGGGCTGTATGCCGACAGCACTGGCGCCGGCGGAACGGCAGGCTATAACCGGGCGTTCCAGAGCTTCTCGGAGAACCCGTTTCACGCGGGGGCGAACGAGTCGACCAACCGCATGCTGCAGGGCATGTTCCGCAGATACAACGCGGGCGGCATGGGTAACTCGGGCGCCAATCGCGCGGCGCTCAGCCTGACCAACTCGCAGCTGTACGACCAGCGCGTCGGGGACTGGCAGAACCGCCTCGGCAGCCTCGGTCAGCAGGGAGCACAGTTCGGGATGGCACGGGCAGGCAACGCCGTCGATCACGGCAACCGCCTCGCGGACTATTCCATCGGTGAGCACACCGGCTACGGCAACATCGAATCCCAGCGGATCGGCAACGTCTACCAGGCGAAGCAGCAGGGCATGAACAACATGCTCAATGTCGCCGGCATGCTAGGCGGTTCGGCCATCAAAGGTTTCGCGCCGACGGCCTCGGGCGTCTCGGCGTTCGGCAATATGTCAAATGCGCTGGCCGGAAAGGGCTGGGTGTAATGGCCCAGTACAACCGCCTGATGGCGTTCCAGCTCCCGGAAGCCGCCAACGTCGGCAACTTCCTGAAGCCGATCAGCGATGGGCTGGACACCTATCGCCAGGGCATGAACGACCAGTTCGGGGGGCAACGCGCCCTTGCCCGGGAGAAGATGGAGGGCGAGCGGCTGCAGCTGGCGCGCAATGCCGACGGGCGGGCCGCGGAAGATCAGGCTGATCAGCGCAAGCAACGCCAAAATCAGATGTTCGGGCGCGCGGCGCTCGCCGTTGTCCATGCCCAGGATGATGCAGGCGCCGCTTCGGCCTTTGACGCCTGGCGCCGGATGGATCCAGACTTCGACAACGATTTGCGCCAGCATGGCCTTGGCCAAATGCCGCCACGGGAGATTGCGCGGCTTTACGCGGCGCGCGCCGGGTTATTGCCGGATCCGCTCGATCGACAACTCAAAGAAGCGCAGCTCTTAAAGACCCGAGCTGAGGCAAGCAAGGTTGGACAGGGTCAGACGTCATTGGTGCCATTCTTCGGATACGATGAACAGGGCGGCGCCGTCGTGATGCAACCGCGCAGCGATGGGACGGCGGTACGCACAAAGCTGCCTGATGGCGTAACGGTATCGAGGTCACCCATCAAGGTGGACACCGGCACCGGCACTGTCCTCATAGACCCAGTTACACGCCAACCGATTAATACTGTGCCCAAAGACATCGCGGGCAAGGAATCGCAGGAGGAGATCGGCAAAGCGCAGGGCAAGGCCGTCGCCGATCTGTCACGTATTACAGACAACGCCAACCGTGCCTTGCAAACCATCGAGCAGATCCGCAATCACCCCGGCCGCAACCAAGCGACGGGCGCCATCACCGGACAGTTGCCAGGCATCCCTGGGACGTCAGGCCGCGGCTTTGTCAACCTCGTCGAGCAGGCCAAGGGGCAGACGTTCCTCGAGGCCTTCAATTCCCTGCGCGGCGGCGGGCAGATTACTGAAGCCGAAGGTGCCAAGGCCACACAAGCCTTGGCACGCCTCGATCGCGCGCAGACCAAGGCGGACTTCGACACCGCGCTGAAGGACCTT